GCGTCCTCCGCCCTCAACGTGTCCAGCTTGTCGACTTCCTGCGCGAGTTCGACGCCGATGCCCACCATGGTGCTGCCCATCTTGGCCTGGGCCTGTCCGGGCGCCTCAAGGTCGGATCCGCCTGCCGTGTAGGAGGCTACGGCAAGGCTGGGTTGCGGTGTCGGCCTGTTGCCGAGGTCGTCTGGGCCTGGGATTCTTGGCATTTATCCCGCCATGGTGAAGTTGGGTGTGCCGGCATCGAGAACTCCGCCAGCATCGGATACGGTGGTTTTACCGGCGCTGTTAAATCCGCCCATGCCGTATTTTCCGAAAAGGGATCCAGCACCACTCAGCAGTGAGGCGGTCGCGGCGGTGCGGTAAGAACTGGCGCGGGCGTTGGCGCTGTCGATCGCCATTCCCGCCTCGTACCTCTTGCCCTCGGCTTCCATGCGCAGCATCCGGGCTTTGTCCTCTCCCTGATACAGGGCCAGTGCACCGCGGTATGCGCCCTCACCGGCGATGTTGGCGATGATGTGCGTGATCGTGGGGTCGGTGGCACCACCACCGCTGGCTGCGGACACGGCGAGTGCTCGGGAGGCTAGAAGGCGTGCTTGGCGCTGCTGCTCTGCCGATTGCAGCTGGCTGGCAGCGATGGCCTGTCCGGCGTTCTGTTCAAGCTGGGCGGCTTGGTACTGGGCGGCAGTGGCCTGGCGCTGGCCGGTCTGCATGGCGGCATCGGCCGACTTCTGGTTCCCCATGTACGACGTGATGGAGCCGGCGATGGTGAGGGCGGCTGGCAGGAATTCCCACATAGTCAGGTGCCTCTCCATTCATAGACCGGTGCTGGGCGGATGGGTTTGAACCCCATGTGCTCGAGCAGGGCCACCGCTTGCGGGTTGCCTTCCTCCGGTATCGCATGGATCGGCATGTGCAGCCCCCTCCCGAATGCCAGCACAGCCCGATATGCTTTTACCACGGCTCGGCGGTTTTGCCACGCGGCTTTGTCGACGTTGGCGAAGAGCCAGAGCCGGGTGCCATCCACGTACACGCCTCCCACGCCCAGAACCTGGTCGCCGTCAACGGCTGCCACGGCTCGGATGCTGGCCTGCGGGCGGTCTTTCAGGCGCATGCGCACCATGGCGTCGGTGGCTGGCACGATGGTGATCATGGATGCACCTGCGTTTCGCAGACCACCGACAAAACCGTGCAGGGCCGAGGTGCCATGGCTTTCAGGCACAGACGGCTGTCGGTGTCCCACTTGCCCGGGAACGGGAAGGTCTGGTCGTCGTAGCTGTCGTGGATAGCGTCCGGATCTTGTGGATATCCTTGGTCAACGCTGGGCATGTCGTCCATCTGGGTAAAGTCCGGGCCGAACTGGATCCCGAAGGCGTGCGTGCGATCGAGGACCATCCCCAGTCCGCTGATCTGCTTCTGCATATTGATGGCGGTTCCTGTCTGGTCCTGAATCTGCACCAGCTTCCCGGACTTCCACTGGGCGGTATAGGGCAGGCCCACGACAATGTTTGATGCGGCGGTGGCCAAGGTGATCTGCCCGCCTGACACGGTGTACGTCTGCGTGCGGTTCCCGTCCGAATCCACCACCGTTCCGACGTCGATCCCGTCCGCCCAGACCACCACGCTTTGTCCCTCGAGGTGGGAAAGGCCTGTCACAACAGTGGTTGCTGATCCAGAATAGGTGATGAATGAATCCGCCTGCAGGTTCAGGTTCCCGCCCACGCACGCACTTTCCAGCGCCCACTTTTCGAGGTATCGGACATTCGAACCATTGACCGTCCGCTGAATCACATAGTAGACCTGATCTTCTGGGCTTCCCTCGTCGCCTGGCAAAACCACCACATCACTTATCAGCCCGGTAGCTGCATCCGATTCGATTTCAAACCAGCAGATTATGTTCTCGACCTTGTCGAACAGCAGCACCGCCACGGTTCCATCCGATCGCACAAAATGCACGCGGGTGTCGGGCTGCCGTTGCACGCCCACGCGGACAATGCCGGGTTCTCCGATCTCCGGGATGATAGCTGACAGGTGTGTGCTGGCATACTCGTAGGCGGCCGGATCCAGTTCAAGTTGGTAGACCCTGGTGCCTCCGCGCTGCACGTATATGCCGGACTTGTCCACGATGGCGGGTGGCACGTTTCCGCTTCCCTGCGTGCTGGCGGTCTTGATGTTGAAGTTTGTTGGCGTAAGCGGTTCGTCTAGGCTGTTGGACCGGCATGACCGTTCTGCTCCCTGTCCGCCAAGCAGCAGGCGCTGCAGGCCCAGCATCCAGTTGATGGTGTCCACAGGTCCGGATCCGATGGTGCGCACGATCGGACCGGAATCGCCCTCTGTGGTGGGGTCGTAGTTGTAATAGTCGTCCGACACGGACAGTGCCACCTGGTCTTTTCCAGCCCACCCCAATCGCCCTTCATAGAATCGGGTGGCAGATGGCCATCCTCGGTAGTCCGACCACGACCCTTCCTCCCAGTCCGTCACCGCGCTGGTCCCGCCAAATGCGCGCAGGATCTCAATATCGACCTGCGTTTGGCTGGTATAGCCGGTCACACGGCAGATCCCGCGCACGCTGCCGGTAGCGATGTTGAGTTTGGACACGGTGGTTCCACCGGCGTACACGGAGCAGCGCAGGCGGTAGTACACGGTCTGATTGTCCAACCCATCTGTGTAGGCTTCAACGGTATCAGCCACCCATGATTTTCCGGAAACCGCCACCCATGTGGCGTTATCGAATGACCGCTGCAGGATTACGGTGTTGCCGGTGGCGCTTAGTCCGCTGATGTCGATGGTGAATGACCGGTCTGTTCCGGTACCGGTCACAGTAATGGCATTGGTTGAATCAGTCGCGGCGGTCATGCTTTTGCTGACGGCTTGGCCGGTCGATGTCAGTGCGAAAAGTGCTCCCACATAAGTGGTTCGGAAGAATGCGATCGATGCGGTCAGTGTGCCGTTTCCGGATAGCACGCTGGCAGTCATGGTGGTGGGTCCGGTATTGGCGTTTCTGAATGGGCCGTTGTCGGACTGGTACACGCTGCAGGACCATGAGTGGCTGGCGCGGCGTTCGATCTTGTACTGCTGCTGGCCTGCTGCGGCGATGAACACGATGTCGCCTGATTGGTCGTGTCTGATCAACTGAAGGGCTGCGGCGGTTGTCCACGGCGTCGTTATTTCCATAACTCCTGCTGCAGCGATCTGGCATGAGTTCAGGTAGACGATTCTTTCAAGGCGGTTCTGGAAACGAATGTAAAACGTGCCGGTAGGGGTAAATGCCAGGCTGTGGTAGCCGGTGTCTAGCGACGTTTCGCTGATGTATTCGTCACCACCTGCCGTGGATCCGACACGCAGTGTGATCGGTCCTCGGGTTACGACAATGTTGATGGCGTGCTCGACGTTGGTGGTTCCGGGTACCACTGCGGCGGTACGGCGAGCTGCCAGCGTGCCGGTGCCGGTGAATCCGACCGTTCCTGCTGACACCCATGACGATACCGCACCGGCCTCATCATCGTCTGACCAATTGGCCGCCAGTGAGGCTCCCGATGGAAAATCTCCGCCTGGGACGGTTGTTCCGGTGGCTACTCTGGTGACCAGCGCGTCTGATATCCACACTCTGAGGGCGCCTGGCGTTAATTCCAGGAGAGCCTTTTGGGTTGTGCTAAACACGAAGTCCAGGAACCTGGTGGCAAAACTGGATCGGGTAGTGCCGAGGTACTTTGTCCCGGGGCGCAGCATCATGCTACCCATCGCCCTTGGCATCCAATTGATCATCGTCTGGGCGGACAGAGCCAGTCGCTTCAGGTCAGCGCGCGCCAGCGCCAGTCTGGACACTAGTCCGCGGTTGAACGCCAGATAGATGATGTTCTGGTTGGACATCGTCCCTATCCGATCAGGCTGCCGCTGTTGCCTCCGTCACGCAGTGGTCCGCGTGCTCTGCCACCCATGCGGGATCTGGACCAGCTTCCTTGCGCCGGGAACTTGGGCGGGTCGCCTTGGCAATCCTTGTTCTTGGCTGTGATCTCGGCTACTGCGAGCAGGCCGGTTCGGGGCTTGACCAGCATTTCCATGCGTTCCTTGTCATTGGTCAGCTTCATCACGATCTTGCTGGCCAAATAGGTTTTCACGTACTCGGTAAATGCTGGCGGCCAGATGGCCAGGTTCAGGCCATAGTCCTCAGAACTGGAAATGTACTTGACGTAAATGTCATCGATGTCTGCGAACCAGAAGCCGGTTTCGTCCGAGTAGCGGGTCATTGGCACCCTGAAAAACTCGTCCGAGCACACCGCTGCCGTGCCCTCCCAGTCGCTGGGCTTGGCGAATCCCCTGGGGTATCCGAATGCTGGGGTGATGGCCGTGTCGTAGTGGAACTTCGATGCCCGGGTGGCGAATCGCCACTGCCCTTGCTGCAGGCAGTAGCGCACGGCGCCGTCATTCCACTGGTTGTCAAGGAGCCGGCGCGATTCCTCGTTGGTGGTGAGGCTGGCAATCGACCGTTCTCCGATGATGGTGAGCGCGCCGTTGTA